GCGATGGCGCGCCAGCTAGGTGCCAAGTCTCGGTTCTTTTCTCCGGTGCTGGTTCGCGGAGAAGAGGATGTGGGAGTCCGAGTTTGGGGATTTTCCAAGACGGTGTATGAAACCTTATTGAATCTGGTTTTGAATCCTGATTATGGCGACATAACGGATACTGAGACTGGTATTGATTTGGACATTCACTATGCGAAGCCACCAGGAGGTCAATTTCCTGTGACCACGGTGACACCCAAGCGCCGCTCTAGTGCCCTTTGTACTGATAAACTTACCGAGGAACAGTGCAAAGAGGTATTAAGTAATGTGCCAGATTTCGACTCCCTCTTCGAGAGGAAGACAACATCCAATGTCCAAGGATTTTTGGATGAGCATCTGGCTTCCGATAACCCTGAAGGTTTCTCTAGTGAAACAGAGAAGTATTCGGGTGCCGGACGAGTTGATAGCGCCCTAGATGAATTGATGGGCGGGTAATCATCATCAACCCACGGGGAGGCACAGGGTTATCAGGTGCCTCATTTTACTTTCGGAGCAGAATATGAAAAACAAGAAGAGTGGAAAACTCAGTATCGCCGACATGCGTTCGCTGATAAACAAAAAAGCAGGAATGGTTGTCGCACACGACTTGTCATCCGAGAACCCAACAGAGGTTACTGATTGGATTCCCACCGGATCAACCTGGTTGAATGCCATCATATGCCGAGGCAAAATGGCAGGGATCCCCGTTGGGAAACTGACAGAGATTGCCGGAATGGAAGCGAGCGGCAAGAGTTACATGGCAGCCCAGACGGCAGCGAATGCCCAGAAGAAAGGTATTGATGTTGTCTACTTTGATTCTGAATCCGCAATTGATCCAGGTTTCCTCGCTCGCAGTGGCGTTGATATTAACAACATCTTGTACCTACAAGCGATGTCGGTAGAGTTCGTCCTAGAGACTATTGAAGATTTGCTCAAATCAAATGAAAACAAAATGCTGTTCGTGTGGGATTCACTGGCACTCACTCCCGCAGTTAGCGATGTAGAGGGAACATTTAATCCAAACGAGTCCGTCGCCGTCAAGGCGAGAGTATTGGCAAAGGGAATGTCAAAGTTGATAGTTGCCCTAGCAAACTCTCAATCAACACTCTTGGTGCTCAACCAACTGAAGACGAACCTCCAGGTTCAAAATCCAAAATATGCAACCGATAGCGAAAAGTATGTCTGTCCAGGCGGAAAGTCTATGACATACGCATACAGCCTTCGCATATGGTTGACAGGAAGGAAGGGCAAGAGCAGCATGATTCTTGACGACAAAGGATACAGAGTCGGGAACGAACTAAAGGCGAGATTAGAAAAATCTAGATTTGGTACCGCAGGCAGAACTTGCAATTTTAAAATCATGTGGGGAGAAGACATTGGCGTGAGAGACGAAGATAGTTTGTTCGAGGCAATCCAGAGTTCCGAACATCTAGGCAGTGCTGGTCCTTGGTGGACTCTCAAATATGAAGACGGCGAAGCACAGAAATTCCAAGCATCTAAATGGGGCGAGTTTATGAAGGAGAAGAAGTTTAACGACAGGGTTATGCAACTCCTAGACGAGGAAGTGGTTCTCAAGTTTGACAAAAGACTGGTGGAGGCGAGTAACTTCTACGAGGAAGAGGAGACTGAAGAAGCGTGAGCACCGATAAGTCCCTCAGAGAAACAATAGATATAGCACTGGATGCGGTAGAGAGGTTGCTTGAAGAGGTTTGTACCCTTCGCGAGTCCCGCGCCAAAATGAAGACGCAGATAGCAGCTCTGCGAAGCAAGATAAAGAGATTGGAAGAGAAGAATGACAAAAAAGAGGATGATGATAATTGACGGGCACAATGCCTTCATCAGACACTACATCGTAAATCCAACAATTTCCGCTAATGGGCAACCCATCGGCGGAATTGTTGGTTTTCTACAAGGACTCCAGAAACTTTCCAGAATGATCAAGCCAGATATGATAACCGTGGTTTGGGATGGTGCCGGCGGCAGCAGAAAGCGAAGAAGCATTGTTAAGGGATACAAAGCAGGAAGGAAACCAGTCAGACTCAATCGATTTATACGGAATCTCCCAGAGAACGAAGAGGCAGAGAACCTTATGTGGCAGCAAGTAAGGATTTTAGAGTATCTCAATGAAACTCCGGTTGTCCAGTTTATGTTTCCCGAAACAGAAGCAGATGACATTATTTCCTATGTCAGCAACTACCATCAGTTTGATGATTGGCATAAGGTTGTTGTTTCTAGCGATAAAGACTTCTTTCAGATCTGCGGTGATTCGACAGTGCTGTATCGCCCCATCCAGGATGAGATAGTGAGCAAGAATGTGATCGTGGAGAAATTTCTTATCCACCCTAACAACTTCGCTCTCGCCAGAGCTCTCGCAGGAGACGCATCAGACAACTTACCGGGTGTGCCGAGAGTTGGCCTTCCAACCGTAGCAAAGAGACTGCCTTTTCTTGTCGAGGAGAAAAGTTATATGGTTTCAGAGTTGAAGGATTATTGCGAGGAAAGAAAAGACGAAAAGGTAAGATTTTATAGGGATGTTCTCGACAACATTGAGTTGATTAAGATAAACTATAAGGTGATGCAGTTATACTCTCCGTCACTATCCATACCGACATCATCAAAGGTAAAGGAGACATTCGGCAGTCACCTGCCTTTGTTTAACAATACTGGTGTCGTGAAGTTGCTGTTCGAGGACGGCTTTCCGCAGGTTAATTTAGACGAACTATATGCCTTGTTTCGAAAAATGATTTTTGAATCTAAAACAAAGTGATTGACACGAGCACAAAAAACGTTTATTATGTATCTGGGAGAAGCATATGGAACAGATGAGAGATGCGACATTTGGATCCTTTGGAAAAGGTTTTCAAGAATCGCTAGCAAAGATAATCTTAGAAGATTCGAAGTTCGCGACACAAATCGGTGAAGTCCTAGACATAAACTTCTTCGAACTAAAATATCTACAAGAGTTTGTAAGAAAGATCTACACATACAAAAAGAAATATAAGAAACATCCAGCAACGAGCACTTATGAGAGCATCCTCAAGAGCGAAGACTCTTCGTCTCAAAGTGAGATAATAAGAAAGCAAGTCAGGGAATTTTATGTCCGCATTAAGACCGGAAACTACGATGCTGTTGATGAAGAATTTGTAAGAGACAAGTCTCTCGACTTTTGCCGGAAACAAACATTACAGGCCGCCATGCTCAAAAGTGTGAAGTTGATGCAGGACTCATCTTTCGATGAGGTGAGCAAGATCATCAACGAAGCATTGAAGCTTGGAATCAACAATGATGTTGGATATGACTTCCTTGAGGACTTCGAGAGAAGGTTCGAGTTGAAGTCTAGGAATCCGGTTACTACTGGGTGGGGCGAGATAGATAGAATCGTTGGAGGCGGTCTGGGGAAGGGAGAGCTAGGTGTTGTGATAGCTCCAACGGGTGTTGGCAAAAGCATGGTGCTCGCCCACCTCGGTGCGGAGGCACTAAAGATAGGAAAGAACATTGTACACTATACATTAGAACTCCAGGATGTCATTATCGGAAATCGATACGACAGTTGTCTTACGGGAATCCCCATCAATGATCTGTTCTTCAACAAAGAAGAGATCTTCGAAGAAGTAAAGAAACTTCCAGGCAAGCTTTTGATAAAAGAATACCCCACCAAGAGCGCAACAACACAGACTCTGAAAAATCATTTGGAGAAACTTAAGAACCGAGATTTTAGCCCCGATATGATTATTGTTGACTATGGAGATATTTTGAAACCTATTTTCCACTCAAAAGAGAAAAGAGAAAATCTCGAAACTATTTATGAAGAGTTAAGGGCAATTGCACAAGAATTCGAGTGCCCGGTCTGGACCGCCTCTCAAACTAACAGGAGTGGGATAAACGCCGAAGTTATAACAATGGAATCAATAAGCGAAGCATTTTCGAAATGCTTTGTAGCGGACTTCATCTTTTCGGTATCAAGAACAGGGTCAGACAAAACCAACAATACAGGTAGAATATATATTGCCAAGAATAGGAACGGCATCGATGGAGTGGTGTTTCCAATTTTCATGGATCCGGCCAATGTTGAGATAAAAGTATTCCCAGAGGAAGCAATGCCAGAATCAGAGGACAATGGTCCTAGGAAAGTTTATAGATTAATGAAAGAAGAACAGAGAACCAAACAAACAACGAAGGGAGAATAAAAAAACATGCAAGAAACATTGGAACTATCAAGTAAAATTTTGAGCGACATTACAGTTTATATGAAGTACGCTAGGTATCTAGAGGAAAAAGAGAGGCGAGAAACCTGGGAAGAGTTAGTTACAAGAAACAAACAGATGCACCAGAAGAAATATCCTCACATCCAAGACAAAATAGAGGAAGCGTACAAGTTTGTTTATGAGAAAAAGATTTTACCATCCATGAGATCCTTGCAGTTTAGTGGAAAACCGATTGAGATCTCCCCTAATCGAGTTTACAATTGCGCATACGCCCCCGTCGATGACTGGCATGTATTTAGCGAGATTCTGTTTTTGCTTTTGGGCGGCACTGGCGTGGGATATAGTGTACAGACTCATCATGTAGAGAAGTTACCAGAGATCAGAAAACCAAACCCAAGCAAATCCAGGCGATACCTCGTAGGTGACAGCATCGAAGGGTGGGCGGATTCAGTGAAGGTGTTGATGAAATCCTATTTTCAAGGAACAGCAACCGTTGACTTTGATTTTAGTGACATCCGCGCCAAGGGTGCCATGCTGGTGACAAGCGGCGGCAAAGCACCAGGACCAGAACCGCTTAAGACATGTCTGCGCCAACTCAAAAGTATCCTGAATCACAAGGAGGACGGTGATCAATTGTCGTCAATAGA